CCAGAAGATAACTATAACATAAATTTGAGTCACTCAACCATAAATGGCAATTAGGAAAACTCATCAGGAAAAACTGATGGTTCTAGCACTATCTCTTATATAACTAAGGAGATGCCCTAGATGTCAAAACCTGAAACCTAAAATTTAATGAGATTATCTCAAGTAAACACATGAATTATGTGCTTCACAGATCAGCTTCGGGCTGTGACCCTAGACCGACACATGTGAATTCATTATCCATGTACATAGCATCAAGCATGCGATAATTAAGAATAACGGGTTCTAATTTAGAACTATGTGATTCAAGATTATACTTCTTGATACGTTCGTTTACCGAAGATAACAATTTATGGAAATAGTTACCTCCATGCATATAGCCTTCTCTAACAGCAGTTTCAGCATTGATGAAAGTTGCTTCTTCTGCGTTAAGACTATCGCTTTTATGTATCCATTGTGTGATGTTCTCCACAATGTCTGATCTAAGTGGTGCTTTTACCAAATGTCCATCTACACGAAAAGATCTTTTTAAAAATAAAACATTTTCCGGATCTTTTACTATAAATTCTGTAGACTTTTTGTCACCCGGTGTTATTTTCATTCCAAGTTCCTCCATTATAGGTTTAATGGTATTACCTGAAAATTCAATTGGGCAATCTGGTCTAACTGCTTTTATTATGTCATCTCCATATATAGCATAAGCTACATAGTGTCTAAATTCATGTAAATCAGTTCTTCGATGTGATTTGGTGTTTAAAATGTTCCATACGTAATACATTAATAAATCATGCACTAAACTATTAAGTTCAGCTGTAATTGCACAACCACTACACTGTCCTGATTGCTTCTTCATAAGTCTATTCTTTACAATTATAGTTGTATACACTAAATCATGTACCAACATAAGTCTAACACGACCATTGGGACTGTTGTCGGTGTCTCCATACCAATAATTAACTAATGAGGCAACAGCGAAAACAAATTCTGGGTGTAAATGTTGATCCCAATTTTTGTAATCAAAGTCTTCCCATTTCATATTTTTATTGGCCAATCTATCATAAAGATCTTTCCATTGTGTTGACGGATCAATGACAACGCAAGAAGCTATTCCTACAGCGTGTAAATGCATAGAAGCAATAAACGCACCAAAGTATTTTCTAATTAACAAATTATA